GGCGACACACACACGCTGCCTCGAAATCTCACACTTTTGGCGCGTAACTACGCGAAAGCACGTCCAGGACCGAGAAAAAGCGTGCGTTCGGTCGTTTTCCTGCGGTTCTATGCCACCTTCACGGCTGATGACGGACCAGAACGTGCATGTCGACCCGATCTACGGGTGCTGGCTTTGGCAGGGACCCCTCGATCGCGACGGTTACGGCCGCGGGCGGCGGGGCCAAGCCCACGTTGAAGCCTGGCTCCAGCAGGTCGGCCCCGTCCCCGAGGGCAAGGAACTCGACCACCTCTGCCGGCGCCGCCGGTGTGTCCGCCCCGCCCACCTAGAGCCCGTCACCCGCGGGGAGAACGAGCGCCGGAAGGTGTGGCGCCGCCGAGCCGCCCAGAAGAAATGCCCCCGGGGACACGCCTACCACCAGCACGGCCGCATCACCCGCGAGGGCGGGAGGGTGTGCCTGGCCTGCGCGCCTCCGACACCCCCGGCCCCCACACGCTACCCGGGGTACGACAATTACGCCTCAGCGGACCCTTGGAGCAAGTGATGGGTCTCCACACCCTGCTACCTCCGACTTTCTTTGAGTCGTCCGCCGAGCCGACGGAGGCGGACACTCACGAGGAGATCATCCGTGAGCAGCGCCGGACGATGCAGGCCCTCGCTCGGACGCTCGACGACCGCATCCAGGAGGGCGACTGCCCGCCGCAGGTGTACCGCGAGCGAATCTCGTGCGCGTCGCGCATCAAGGATCTGACTGGCGAGCTCCGCCAGATCGAAAAGCACACCATCGAGGCGGCGCGCAAGCTGACCCCGCCCATGCTCAAGATCGCCATCCTCGAGCAGGCGAAAGACCTCCCCCCTGACCTCCGCGCCGATCTTGCTCGAGAGATCGCCGAGCTCGCCGACGAAGGAGCCCTCCGCCGATGAAAGTTTGGGATTACAAGTGCCGCCGCTGCGGCCGCGTCCAAGAGCACTTCACGAAAGCCGACCGGAAGGAGCAGCTCAACCTTTGCTGCGAGGGGGTCGTCTCCGACCGCCTCTTCCCCGCCCTGCATGTCGGCCGATTCAACCAGCTCGCCGTGGCGGCGAATGATCACGGCCCCGATGAGATGCCGCCGCATATCCTCGACACTCGACCGCTCGGTGAAGGGATGACCGATGACGAGTGGGCCAAGAACCGCGAGCACGCCCGCGAGGAGCGCATCCACAACGAAGTCGTCGCCGACATGGGCAAGGATCGGATCATCTTCACGTGAAGATCCGCACCGCCATGCCGGAAGACCGCGGCGCTGTGATCGACAGCTGGCTCAAGTCCTACCGATGCGCACACAGTGCCGGGCTCATCTCGATGGACCGCTGGGCAGACGTGATGCGCGTCGAGATCGAGAGGCTCCTCGACCGGTCCGAGGTGCTGATCGAGTTCGGCGACACCGGGCGTCAGTACGGATGGATTTGCTACGAAGGAGACGACCTGGTCCATTACATGTACACCTGGGACCTCTACCGGAAGAAAGGGGTCGCGCACCGCCTCTTGAAAGCCTCGAGTGTCAAACCCAACTTCACCTACTCCTGCCGCACCACCATCGCCGAGGCCATCATCCGAAAGTGGCATCCGGCTCGGCGTCCTCGCTTCAACCCCCTGCCCGCGCGGTTCGGATCGCGCCCACGGAGAAAACCCGATGTCCAAGTCGAATTCAAACGATAAGCGACCCACCACCGAGCCCATCGAGGTGCTCAAGTTCCACGAGGCGGTTGACCAGATCAGCGACCTCTCGTCCATCAGCGCTCCGTCCTTCGAGATCGTGCGCGTGCTCGGTCCCGGGCGGTTCTTTATCGCCACGCGCAAGCACGACGGTAAGGCGTTCAAGATCCCCATGGAGCGGGTGAGCTTTTGGCTCTAATCCTGTCACTGCTGATGGCGCTCAGCCCAGTCAATCAGCGACTCGCCGCTGACGCCTATGAAAGGGCGACCAACCGCGCCGCTCTCGAGCGAATGGAGCGTCTCTATCACGACCTCGCGTACCAGTGTCACGGTCCACAGCGGGCGATGGTCACCGATCCGTCGAGGAACCTCGCCGTGCTCGTCGGTGGTCGTGGTGGGAAGACGACCGGGTTCCGAGCTCGCGCCGTGCGTCGCGCCATCAAGACCCCGAAGGCCGCGGTGTTGTTCGTCGCTTCGACAAAGGAGCAGTGTCGCAAGATCTTCTGGGAGCCGCTGAAGGACATCAACGACCGCTACCGCCTCGGGATGGAGTTTCACGAGACGCGACTCGAGGCGCGCCTGCCGAACCGTTCGACCATCAAGTTGTTTGGTATGGACGACATGAAGCAGATCGACTCGATCCGCGGCATCCCATGGCACGAGGTCATCATCGACGAGTGCGGCGCCTATCCGCCGAAGCTCCTCCAGCACTTCATCGAGCGCGTCGTGGAGCCGCGGCTTGACGACTTCCCCGACACCTCGCTGACCATCGGCGGGACGCCGGGGCACGTGCTGGACGGCATCTTTTATGAGCGCACTCGTGTCGGTGGCGACCCCGAGGGCTACTCCGTTCACCAGTGGTCGCTGGCTGAGGCAAAAGACTCGGGGCCGGAGGAGTGGCAAGAGCACGCCAAACGTGTGTGGGCGCGCGCCCTCGAGAAGAAAGCCGAGAAGGGTTGGTCGGATGATCACCCGGTCTGGATGCGCGAGTACCTCGGGCTCTGGGCAGCGGACGACACCGAGATGGTGTTCCGCTACCGCGCCTATGATGACGAGGGCAAGCTCAAGAACTGCTGGAAGCCGAAGTACCGCCGGGGCCTCGCCGTGCTCCCCGGCACCCCCGAGGACTGGACCTACATCTATTCGATGGATGAGGGGTACAAAGACCCCTTCGCGCTCAATATCTTCGCCGTCAACCCCTACGACGGTGAGATGCTGCACGTATACTGCTTCGAGCGGACCGGTATGTACTCGGGATCGATTGCCGAGCTCCTGCTAGGTGAGGCTCGGAGCACCGAGGACATCGCGTTCGGTTATGAGCCCGGCGACAAGGAGGCAGAGAGAGAGGAAGTTGTCCGCGGGCTGTTCGGTGCAACTGGGTGGCCGTCCAAGTTTGTCGGCGACATTGGCCCGGGTCTCCAGAAGGAACTCGCGAACACCTACGGAATCTGGGTGGAGCGGGTGGAGAAAAGACCCGACTACAAGCACGACGCCATTGAGCTAACCAACGGCGACTTCATCGATGACCGCATCAAGGTGCTCTATGGCTCGCACCTCCACCACCAGCTCACGACGCTCCAGTGGTCGGTCGATGACTTCGGCCACCTCAAGGAGAACAAGGGCCAGGCCAACCACAGCACCGACACCCTCGTGTATGCCCGCATGGAAGCCTTCCACCACCACGCCGATGAGGAGCGACCACCCCCGCCGCCCAAGAGCATGGAGGAAGCCGAGCGCCTCCGTCTGGAGCGGTTGGAGCGAGAGTCGAAGGAAGCCCTATTTGCGCGGGGACGTGCCAAACAGTCCGACGAGCCGTATGCTGATGAGAACTGGACCTACGGAGACGAGGACGAGGAGAACTGGTCATGAGCCTGGAACATTTATTTGAGCTCACGCTGCGCTACGCGGAGCGTCTCCGCGCGGAAGGGGTCACGCGATTCCTTATCGCTGACGTGATGGAGCTAGAGCTCGCGGCGCCCGCGCTCGAGGGCGGAGAGACCGAGAGTGAGAGTGAGGAAGGGAGCAAAGACGAAGCCGGGTATACCTACCAGTCTCCGCTGATGAAGCGGCGCAAGAGGATCGACGATGAGTAGAGAAGTCACCATGACGGCCGCCCGCTGGCACAAGGCGGAGAAGGGGGAGGTCCACGAATACGTCATCGCCCATGCGGAGGAAATCGAGCGCAACCAGGCGCGCATCTACGACCGCATCTGGGCGCTGGGGTGCATGTATGACCCCTACCAGGAGGACGAAGACGAAGAGACCCGGCGCCGCGTCTCGGAGAACCTCATCGCCTCGAACGTGGACACCATCACCGCCATCGCGGCCTCCACCGAGATTCGCCCGCGCTTCACCACGAACGGGGCGCCGTGGAAGGAGCGACGCAAGGCCAAGAGGCTCGCCGGCTACTCCGAGGGTCTGACCAAGGCATTCCCGATCCACCAGGAGGGAACCCAGGCGTTCAAGGGTAGCGCCTTGAAGGGTTCCGGCTTCGTCAAGGTCACCAAGGACCAAGGGAAGTTGTGCATTCAGGACGTGATCGTGGATGACGTGCTAGTGGATGAGCGCGAGGCCCGCTACGGCCGCCCGCGGCAGTTCCACCAGCGCGTTTACATCAACCGCGATGATGCAATCGATCGCTACTCGGACTTCGAGGAAGAGATTGAGAATGCCCTCCCCGATCTTCCCGGGCAGGACCGACACTTCGCTGGGCTACCGCTCGCCGACGACCAGATCGTGCTCCTCGAGTCCTGGTACCTGCCGAGCCCCGACGGTAAACGAGAGGGCCGACATACGGTGTGCATTCACGGCGCGACGCTGCTGGACGAACCGTGGACGAAGGACTATTTCCCCTTCGCCCGCATCGTCTGGTCGGAGCGACGCCCCGGCTACTTCGGCATCGGTGGTGGCGAGCGCATCAGCGGCCACCAGGAGCGCCTCGACAAGTACAACTGGCAGCTCGACCGCTGGCTCGACCGTCTCGCCATGCCGACGACCTACGTGCATCAGTCGGACGCCAGCCTGGCGGTGAAGACGCGCAACGCCGCCGGCGGGATCGCCCCGTACAAGGGCCAGGAGCCGAAGACGGTCTGGCCCCCGGCGATGTCGCCGGACATGCTCTTACGTCGGAACGATATCAAGGACTCCGGTTATGAGGAGTTCGGCACGTCGAGGCTCACCGCGAACGCAAAGAAGCCGTCCGGCATCGAGTCGGGCACCGCTCTCCGCGAGTATCGCGACGCCACGACCCAGAGGTTCGCCCTCCAGGAAAAGGCGTTCGAGCAGCTGATCCTCGATATCGTCTGGCTCGCCCTCGACGTGTGCCGCGAGCTCGGGAACAAGGCCCCGGTCGTCTATGCTCCGAGCCGCCGCAAGCGGTTCAAGTGGAGCGAGGTGGACATGGAGGTGGTACGTACCCAGCTCCAGGCGGCGAACAACCTGCCGACCACCCCCGCCGGCCGCCGTCAGTTGGTCGTCGAGCTCGCCCAGGGCGGGATCATCCCGACGGACGAGGCGCGCCGACTGCTTGGACCACTCGACCCCCAGGACCTCGAGTCCGCGCTCTCGCCCCACACCGCCGCGATCGATTTCGTGGACTGGCAGATCGAGGAGATCCTCGATGGCAACATCAAAAGCCCGGAGCCCGCGCAGGATCTCCAGATTGCCGTCTGGCGAGCCCAGCAAGTCTACATGCGCGAGGTGACGGAGGAGTGCCCCGAGGAAGTCTGCGAGGCGCTCCGATCGTTCTACACCCAGGCTGCCTGGGTGCTCGCCAAAAAAGAGGAAGCGGCTATGATGGCCGCGGCCCCACCGCCGACGGCACAACCCGACCCCGCCCTCGCCGCGACCGCTATGCAGGTCCAGCCCGCCTAACAAGGAGACCCTCCCATGTCACACCCCGACGACAACGCCCCCAATGACAACACTCCGGACCTCGACGCCTTCGACCTTCACGAGGGCACGACGCCCGACTACTACCCCAGCGACGAGGAAGTACTCGCCGAGCTGGCCGCCGGCGAGGCGGGCGACGAGGCAGCGGCGCTGGCCAAGAAAGAGCTCGGCGTCAGCGACGAGCCTCCGAAGCCGAAGCCGCCGGAGAAGACCGACGACGACGACGACGACGACGACGACGACGACGACGACGACGACGACGACGACGACGACGACGAGCCCAAGAGGAAGAAGAAGAAGAAGGACCTCGAGAAGATCGAGCGCCGCGAGGCCGAGATGCTCCGCAAGGTCGAGAAGAAGACGGAGGAAGCCGAGGCCTACATCAAGCGCCAGGCACAGGAGGC